ATGATTTTTTTGATGGCTCTAGTAGCTCCGAAGGTACTTCTGATGATACTTCTGATGATGATCCTTTTGATGGCTCTAGTAGCTCTGAAGGTACTTCTGATGATACTTCTGATGATGATCCTTTTGATGGCTCTAGTAGCTCTGAAGGTACTTCTGAAGATACTTCTGATGATACTTCTGATGACGGCTTTACTGGAGGTGGAGGTGGAGTAGACCCTAGAGAGCCAAAAGTAGACCCTAGAGAGCCAAAAGAAGATGAACCTGCTACTGGAGGTGGCGGTGGTGGAGAACAAGAAGAAGACAGAGACAATAATCCATTCTACGGCACTGGTATGTTAGGAGGAGGCTCTGGTGGAAAAGGATACATGGATAATTTAGGTTACGGTCTTCCTCAGTTTGTAGCTGTGCCTTATCAACTTAAAGACTATAATGTTGAGCTTAATCGTTTGATAAATGATAGTTTGTTTAAGGGAATAATTTAATGACGTATTTAAATGCAGTAAACAGTGTTTTAAGAAGACTACGAGAAAACGAAGTAGCTACAGTTCAAGCAACAAGCTACAGTAAGCTCGTTGGTGACTTTGTAAATGACGCTAAAGACTTAGTTGAAAGTGCTTGGGATTGGTCAGCATTACGTACAACTTTAGCCTTTAACACGGTAGCTGACACAGTTAATTACTCCTTAACAAATAGTGGAGACAAAATTAAAGAACTAAACGTACTTAACGACACGTCTAATCTTAAGATGCAGTACCAGACAAACAACTGGTTTGACGAGCAGCTTTACTTAAACACTCCTCTTACTGGTTCACCTAGATACTACACTTATGCTGGAGTAGACGGTAACGGAGACATGACGATTGACGTTTACCCAAAACCAGACGCAGTTTATGCTTTACGTTTTGACGCTGTTATTCGTAACTCTGCTTTAACGAGTGACTCAGATTCTATAGCAGTTCCTGAAAATGCAGTAGTACAACTAGCAGTAGCTCTTGCTTCAAGAGAACGTGGAGAAACAGGCGGTACGTCAACTGCTGAGTACTTTACTATAGCTAACAGATATTTAGGAGACGCTATAGCACAAGACGCAGGTAGACACCCAGAAGAAACTATTTTTTTTACACCTTGAGACAATAGATGGCACAACAACTAAACAGTATCAACCTTGTCGCTCCAGCGTTCAAAGGTATTAATACAGAAGACTCACCTCTTGCTCAAGACCCTTCTTTTGCAGAAGTAGCTGATAATGCTGTGATAGACCGACGTGGACGTATAGCAGCACGTAAAGGACTTAGTGTTACTACAACAAACAAAACCCAACTAGGCTCAGGTAAAGTAAGAGGTATAAAAGAGTTTATAAATGATGCAGGGACCACTAAGATATTTTCAGTAGGTAACAACAAGATACTAAGTGGCACAACGACGTTAGCTGATGAAACTCCTGGTGGTTATTCTATCTCTGCTGACAACTGGAAGATGGTAAACTTTAACGACAGTGTTTACTTTTTTCAACGTGGGTTACAGCCTCTTATTTACAATACAGTTGCTTCAGGTTCTTCAGGAGGTGCTAACAGTAGCGTAGTAACACTTAGTTCAGTTAATAGTGCTGCTGGGTTAACTTCGGCTAAGTACGGTAATGAAGTGTTGGCAGCTTATGGTAGGCTTTGGACTGCTGACTTTAGCACAGATAAGTCTACGATATACTGGTCGGACCTGTTGTCTGGACACATATGGACAGGCGGTAGTTCAGGCTCTCTTGACATATCTCAAGTCTGGCCTGACGGTTACGACGAGATTGTAGCTTTAGCTGCTCATAACAACCACCTGATAATTTTTGGTAAACGTAGTATTGTAGTTTACTCAGGAGCTACTGCACCTGCTTCTATGACTCTAGCAGACACGGTTTCTGGTGTAGGTTGTGTGGACAGAGACACAGTTCAGTACACAGGTACAGACGTAATATTCTTGTCTCAGACAGGCTTAAAAAGTTTTGGTAGAACTATACAAGAAAAGTCTATGCCTATTAGTAATCTATCTTCAACAATTACTAAAGACATTATTGCTTTATTAAGTTCAGAGACAGAATTTTTTAGGTCCGTGTATTACCCAGAGGAAAACTTTTATTTACTTACATTTACTGGACACAATACAACCTTTTGTTTTGACATACGTGGTACTCTTGAAAACGGTGCGTACAGGGCTACACGTTGGACAGGAACTGGATTTACTGCTTATGAACGTAAAGATAACGGTACTTTATTAATAGGCGGTTTACATGGCCTTGGTTCCTATGCAGGGTACTTAGACAACAGCGAAACTTACCGTTTTCGGTACACAAGCCCTGAGCTAACATTTGGTGACACTACTAAACTTAAGTTTCTTAAAAAACTCAGGCCAGTTATTGTAGGGGGTAGTGGGGCTAATATATTCCTCAAATGGGCTTACGACTTTAAGTCAAAATCAGGCACTAGCGACATAACACTAGCAACACAAGCAAAAGCTTTTTTTAACGAAAGTGAGTTTAATATAGGTCAGTTTTCAAAAGGTGAGTTTGTAACAACAGGTTTAGACGTTAACGCTAACGGAAGTGGTGGTAGTGTTTCTATTGACTTACAAGCTGACATAAACGGAGAAGAATTATCTTTACAGGAAATCAACGTGCTTGCAACAGTAGGTAGAACAATATGATAACGTACAACAAATATAAAACAAGAAGTACTCTTGACGGAGGAACGTACTAATGTCTATATTAGAAGACTTATTAGGAATAGGAGGGACCGCTGCTGGTTTAGCTCTAGCTGCTAAAGGGTACGAAGACGTAGGAGACATAGGTAGAGAAGCTTTTGAACGTATGTCTACAGGCTTTACAGATGATTCTGGTCAGTTTACTCCTGGTTTAGCAGGAATGTTAGAAGAAAGGTTTGAGTTTCAGCCCTACACCGTCACAACAGCAACAGGCGGTCAGTTTGGTATGACTCAGGACCCCGAAACAGGGCAAATGACGTATGACATTCAAACGTCTCCTGAAGAACAGAACCTACAGGAAGAACAGTTGCGTAGGGCAGAGTCCTTCTTTAATTTAGCAGAGACAGACACAACGCAACGTGAGCAAGACATATACAACCGCATGAGGGCAGCACAAGCTCCTGAAGAAGAACGTCAACGTCTTGCATTAGAACAACGCTTGGCTAATCAAGGACGACTAGGTGTACGCACGTCCATGTTTGGAGGAACCCCTGAGCAACTAGCGTTGGCACAAGCTCAGGAAGAAGCTAAGAACAGAGCAATGTTAAGTGCGTTGGAGTTTGCAGGACAGGAGCAACAACGACAGGCACAGTTGGGTACAGGTATGCTGGCCGCAGGTTACGTACCGCAAGCACAGTTGTTAAGTGGGTTACAACCAGGAATAACAGCAGCAGAACAACGTAGACAAGCTTTAGCACAACAAGCAGGGGCATTTGGAGAAACTTATGCAACAGGACTTGAAGCGTTGCTACAGTCAGCACTAGGCCAAGCTAATATTGCTGGAGGAGTTGGCGGTAGTATTGCTACACAAAGCTTGGGCGGTCTATTTAGTTAAGGAGAATTTATAATGGCTACATTTTCAAGAGGGTTTTTGTCTCAACTAGGTCAACCTGCTATGTCCCAAAGTTTGTTTAACTTAGGTTCTGCGCTTGGTAGTGTCCCTGGTGCTATGAAAGCCAAAAGAAAAAAAGAAGAAGAACTTCAAACTAACAAAAGCATAGCTGCGGATTTACTACAGGCTCAAAAAAGTCTAGACCCAGACGCTATGTTTGAGGTGTCTGAACAGTTAATTAGTCAAGGACGGTTTGACGACGCTCAAAAAGTTGCTAGTAAGGCTTTGGAGTTACAAGAAGGCCAGAAGTTAAGCACAGGCGATAGAGCAATAGTTGCAAGATTACTTAGTACAACAATGGTAAATGGAAAACCAAAAACCTTTGATCCTTCTAATCCAAAAGACATAGAAGGTTTGTATAATCAAGCTAAAGCATTAGGAGTGTCTGTTGAGAGAGCAAAAGAACTTCAAGAAAAATTTGCTCCTATTAAAGAAAGAAAACTAACACAGGTTACTCCTGGGTCATATTTAATAGATGAAAGCGATGGTTCTGTTGTATTTAAAGCTGAATTTAAAGAAAACAGTCCTACTTATAAAGTATATGAACCTTCTGAAAAAGACCCTAATTTTCGTGTTTTTACAAACGGAGTGCTTACTGAAACTATACCAGTAGGAGACAGTGATTCTGAAGGTCTTAAGAAAAGAATGTCAGGTATTGCTAAACTTGTAGGTATTTTAGGTACTGTAGATACTTTATTAGGAACACAGTACGCAGTAAATAATAAAGGTGAGCCTGTACTTAACGAACAAGGAAGTAGAACTGTAACAGGCTATGATCCTAGTGGTTTTTCTGGTCTTGGTGGTTATGTGGTATCAAAAGTACCAGGAACTAAAACTTTTGTTAGAGACAGACTAATAAAGTCTTTAAGAGCTAATTTAGGTTTAGAGTCTATAGCTGAATTAAAAGCTTTATCTTCTACTGGATCAACAGGTTTAGGTGCGGTTTCTAATATTGAATTAGAAGCTTTACAAAGCGCACTTGCTGCTTTAGATGTAGGTATGGATGATGATTCACAAAGGGAATCTTTGCTTAAAATAAGAGATCATATGATAAGACTAAAGAAAACAGCAGCAGGTGTTGTACCAGCAGACACAATAGACTGGAACAGTGAAGCTTACGTAGCACAGGGTTTTAGTAAGTCGGCTTCAGGTATTGTATATTATAACACACCAGGGGACGAAAAAGTGTACCGTCTAAGTGGTAATAAATTTATAGAACTTAACTAAAAGAGTTTATTTATAATGAAAGAAGAATTTGACTACATGGCAGATTTCTTGTCTACACAAAAAAACTTGTCAGGTAATAATATAAATTCTCAACCCACTAATACTGGAAAAGAGAAAGAAGAAGAGTTTGACTACATGGCAGATTTTTTAGCTACAAAAGAATCTTCTTCTGTTATTAAAGCTAATCAAAGTCAACCAACTACTTCTGTTATTAGTAAAATTTTAGGCCAGCCTTTACAGAGGTCAGGGGCTAGAGTAGGAAGAATAGGAACTAGGATAGGAGAAGAGTTTGATGCTAGGGTTAATTTTGACCCAAGTAGAACTATAGACAACACTGGAACTAATGTACCTTCTGTTCTGTTACAAACTGTCGGTGAACCTTTAGCTCTTGGTTTTGACGTTCTTGGTCAAGTAATAACTGTAGGTGCAGAAGGGGCTTTTGGCTTGCTTCCAGACGACGCACAAGAAGGTGTTGTCGAGTTTTTACAACAAGCAACGCAAACAGAAGTAGGTCAACAGGCTCTTTCTGCTTTAAATTCAGGTGCTAAAGCTTGGGAAAATTTTTCTAAGGAAAACCCTAACGACGCTGCTAATTTTGAAACAATGTTTAACATTACATTCGGTGTTCCAAATCGTGCTTTAGCTGGGCTTAAAGATGTTCCTGATGTTGAAGTAAGTAAAATTAGTACTTTTGGTTCAAGAAAAGCTGAAGAACCTTTAGCTGGAAGAGATAAAGACATTTATGACATTGCTTTTGTAACCCCGAAAGGAAATAAAACAACTGAACAAATATTAAAAACAACCGACCCTAATCTAACTGGAACTAAAAAACAACTAGCAACAGAAGACGATTTAATAACTATAGATGAGTTAAAAAAAGCAGGGGTTTCCAAAAGTAAAACTGCTCAAGAAAATTTAAGTTTAACTCTTAAGCACTTAGAAAAATTAGAAGACAGTTTATTAAAACTATCAGAAAACCCTAGTCTAGCTAGAAAAACAGGCAACCCTTTATCACCTAAAATAGAAGTTTCTAGGGACATTGTTAGACAAAAAATACAAGAAGGTATACGAAAACTAGGGAAAGATTACCCTGTTTTTACTGGTGCGTCAGGCCAGAAAAAACTTGAAGAACTGTACCGTCAACTAATAAAACACATAGAGGAAGAAGGCTATACTGCTGCTGGTTTAATTAAAGCAAGAAGAAAATTTGACAACTATGTTAAACAAACAGGAATTGACGTAGGAGAAACAAAAGTAGACGCTGGTACTCAAATGTCTAAAGTATTAAGAAATGCTACTAATGAAGCAGTATTTGAAGTTATTCCAGAAGCAAGAGAAATACTTAAAAGACAAAGTAGTATATTAAAAGTTCAAGACAATCTGATAGCAAAAGCTGGAGAAGAAGCTAACGGTCTTTTAGGTAGGTATATACAGACTCTAGGTTTAGATAAGCTTGTGGGAGATACTGCTTTTAGTTTTCTTATAAACATAGCACCAGCTACAGGACTTGCAATAGTTGCTTCTCCTTTTGTGGTACTAAAAAACCTAGCTCAGTCAGCACCAGGAGCTAACATGAGAGCAAAAGTATCCTACGCTCTAAGAGACGTTTACAAAGAAATAAACAATAAACTAAACGAAAGCGGAAAAGTGCCTGTACAGACTTTAAAAGAGTTAGCTAAAAGTAAGCCTGTTTTATTTTCTTCTTTTAAAGCAGCAGCAGACCAACTAATAATGGCAGCAGAAGAACAAGACCAAAAACAAGAAGAGGCTGTTGTAGCCCCTTAGTTAACCTTGTTTGTCTAAATAGTCCTTTATAGCTGCCTTAACAGCGTCTTCAGCTAACACAGAACAGTGTATCTTCACTGGTGGCAACGCTAGTTCGTCTGCTATCTCTGTGTTCTTGATTTCCGTAGCTTCCTCCAGAGTCCTGCCCTTAACCCACTCAGTCAGTAGTGAACTAGACGCAATGGCACTACCGCAGCCGTAAGTCTTAAACTTAGCGTCTTCAATAATGCCCTTGGCTCCTACCTTTATCTGTAGTCTCATAACGTCACCGCAAGCTGGCGCTCCTACCATACCTGTGCCTACGCTTTCGTCGTCTGAGTCCATCTTACCGACGTTCCGTGGGTTTTCATAGTGGTCCATTACTTTGTCACTGTAAGCCATGTCGTTACAACTCGCAACTATTACCAGTACAAGCTAACTGCTGTGAGCCTTCAGTCATGTCTGACTCTTCATTGACGTTCCAGTCTATCTGTTTCGGAAACCCTTTGACTAACTCGTCGTACACTTCTTTGTCAACAGGCTCGTAAGGGGCTTGTTGGTACGTGTGTTCTGAGTAAGGTAAAAAGCTTATGCCACTTATCTTGTCAAAGTTGTTGTACAACCATTGCCCCACTTGTAGGAACTCGTCGTCTCTGTAGTAACACGTCATGCTAGGCTTGTGTTCACACCAGAAGTCTTGGTAAGTCTGCCAGAGACATAACTGTTCCATAGCTCCCATGTCGTTAGCCACCACAGCCCCTTCAGGAGACTGTATAGGGAACGAAAAGACTTTAGTAGTAGGAGACATCACGTCTTCCTCTACAGGGACTCCTGCGGCTTCTAAGACACCACAGAGGGGATCTCTAGCGTCTGCCCTAACTCTTCTTATGTATTGGTCTGAGTACCTTGGGTGTATCCCTGACGCACTGTCCACTAGTTGACTCACAGTGCCGCTTGGCTTAACAGCAGTAATAGCAGTACTAGCGTTAATTTTAAGACGCTTGGCCCACTTCTTATTAGTCTGTATAGCTTCTTCTTTAAGTTGTGTAAGCCAGTGTTGCAAGTCTGCACGTCCTGATCTCCCTGAAAGTATTGGGTGGTCCATAATTCCTGTTAATGATACACCAAGCAAAGCTTCTTCTTCAGTGTTGTCTTTCCATACTTTTCTTAAGTACCTGAAGTCAGTCAGGGTAGCCTGTAGCGTACCCAGTACAGCAGCAGTCCTGACCTTAAGACGTAACCCCTGTAACGTGTCGTCTGCCCTGATAACGACTTCAGACAGGTTACAGAACTGGTAAGGTCTGAGTATGATCTCTGAACACGGATTAGTACCAAACTCGTAGTCTGCGTCTCTACGTCCATTCTTAGCTGCCTGTTGCTGACTAGCTACTCTACTGAACACACCTCTTTCTCCTGACCTAGACTCGTAAAGGCTTTTCCATTCGTCCAGGAAAGAGTCAAAGTCTGGTTTCTCTGTGTAACAAGCAGAGTTATTCGCTAGGCCACGTTGGGGATTATCTACCCACCACTGTCCTGACTTACAACGTCTTATTCTGTCGTCAGTGAGATTACTGAGACTGATGAGAGCAGACCGTCTGACTCCCCCGACGACGACGATTTGTGCAATCTTACAGCAGAGATCGTGACACTCGATGGAACTAAGTTT